GATCGTTACATAGAAACACAGTCGGCTTTGAACTCCTCCTTAATAAATAGTTTCAAATCTATCGAAACTGACGTAGCAGATATACAGGCGTGGAAAAGTAAAATGTATGGAATGAAAACAGGATTGGTTGCTGTTGGATTTCTTATCGTACATCTAGTTGTAATTATAGGTACACTTACAGGAATAAATTGGAACAATAGATAGGGGTAATCATGACGATGACAGCGGATGCAAATAAGAATATGTATCAATTTGTATCTGACGATGCAGAAATTTTATCGTTAGAGAAAGCTTCAAAGCGTCCTTTAGAGACTGCCGATATTCAAAAAGCTTTAGATGAATATCAAAAACTATTCAAAGCGGGTATCAGTTCCCCCGGTGAATTACTTACTTTAGTAAGAGCCTTTCCTAACGATAAGGGCTTTACTAAAGCTGCAAGAGATATGGGTTTATTTGACGATGACTTTGAACCTATGGTTGTGGGAGGCCCTGCGTCTGTGGAACTGGTTGATAGGGAAGGACATCTTATAACTTCTAAAGCTTTAGAGAAAGCCTTCGTTTCATACATGAAAAATTTCCGTACTAGGAACGCTATGGTATTACATTCTGATGTGCAGGTAGGTTGGGCGTTACCAGCGTACATTACTAAGGCGGGAAATATATATAAATCTGGGGTTGATCCGGATGGCTTATTCTTTATTACGGAGCTACGTGATGATACTCGTATAGCTAAGAGGGTTATGGATCAAATTAAAGAGGGTAAGTTAAAGTCTTACAGTATCGCAGGGAGCGCAACGAAGACCCAAAATATTCAAAAGGGTATGGAATCATATATGCAGGTTGATGATATGGAACTTGCCGAAGTTACTGTCTGTGAAAAAGGCGTGAACCAAGAGGCGAGCTTTGATATATTAAAAGCGGACGGTGGCAAATCTACTCAGTCATGTATAGATGGGAGCTGCTTAATGAAAAGTGAACACACACACGACCCCACTACCCTCTTAGTTAAAGATAATGGTAAGGTAGATTTCCTTGCCTCTTTCCTAAATCTAGTCAAAGAGAAAGACCCATTCACCACTACGACTGGAACGAATGATTTATCTATGTTTACCGAAGAAGCTTATCGACTTAGGGAGCAAGTTCATCACAGGTTATTAGATGAACAAGGTTTCCCCGCCGAACTGGAACCAGAGTGGAACCGATACATTCCGGTATCCGAAACCGAAGTTGATGACGAGGGGAAAGTTATTCACCAGAAGCCCCCATGGACAGTGAATGAAGCGGGGGAGGATTTGGGAACACGTTGGACTAACGAGGCTCTAAATCCCCCAAAAGGTAAACCGAATGACAAACCCTATAATTTGCAGAAATTTTTTGGGCTTACAGGGCAGCGTAAGAAAGCATTGATAGTAGAAGGACACGACTCTGCTACTGACGCTTTCTTAGCCAAAGACCATTTACAAACTAGAATGGATAACGATCAACGACAGTCCGATGTTTACGCCTTATCCAGACGCAACAGAAAGGTAACGTCCGGACAGCCTCAGCTACTTCCTTTCCTAATGGATTTAGTAAGGGCAACTAAAGCTAAAGCCGTGAAAAAATCTGATGACTGTGGTTGTGATTAATAGTATAATAAAGGAGGACACACATGAGCGAATGTAAATGTGGTGGTCAATGCAACTGCTAGTAAGGAGGAATCTTCGTGCAAGGTATTATTGCTAGGGTTACCGTAATACTTCCACTGGTTGTGGGAGTTGTGTTTGCGATAGCACTAGATTTATTGGATGATCTTATGGGAATTCTAACCGCCGTAAAGGACGGGAAGATTACAATCGAGGAACAGGAGGCTATTGACACGAGAAGGTCTAACAGACGTTGGGCTGCACTTAGGGCATTAGCTGGTAAAGCTCCATACTTTACTGTGGAATAAAGCAGGTGATCTGTTTATCTAGTAAGTGGCTCCCATCTCAGGGAGTCATTTGCTTTTAAGTATAATGTATGGTACACTTAACTAAAGGAGATTAGTAATGGCAAGGAATACATGGAACCGATGTGCGTGTGGAATGAAGCTTCATCGCAAGAAGGGGCATCTAATATGTGTGCCATGCCAGAAGAAGGCGAGAGATAATGGAAAGCGATAGCATAAGTCCCGATCATTACGGTAAGTTTAAGATAGCACCATTTGACTTTATACATGAGAATGGGTTAGGATTTGCAGAAGGTAATGTTATAAAGTATATTTGTAGATGGCGGGATAAGAATGGGATAGAGGACTTAGAAAAAGCCGTCCGTTACCTTCAACTACTAATAGTCTTTGAGACTGTAAAGGAGAAGAATGAAACCGAAGATTAAAAAACTGTTACCGTTTGTAGGACTTGTCGCCTTGACAGCACTAAGCACGATAGGTATTATGAAGAAAGATGAAATTGCTTATAAGATTTATCAAAAGAGTTATAAGCATCAGATTAAGAAAGAGAACATTACTCCATTTAATTGACACCCTTCAAAAGCTGTGGTATTCTTAATCGGAGTAATGTAAGAACTAAGAAAAGAATTGAGGGTAATAAATGAGTGGCGAAGATATGTTCATAGTGTTGTTCTGGCTTGGTATAATTCTAGCAATTTTTGGATTTTAAATGACAAACGTACTTCAATATCTACTACAATTATCCGAAGAACAAAAGGCGATGTTTCAATCTATGTCTGATCGAGTTGATGATATGGAAGATCATGTTAAAGTTATTTTGGTCAAGATACAAGAAGTCCATAATAAGTTAGATCAACTGGAGTAGTATAATGACAATAGAGACCTCAGAGGATGGGAACGTATACAGGTTATCTTATTGTATTATCTGTGACGCTTCTTCCGACGGGGGGGATAATCCGTTTCTAAAAGGTTTAGGGGAACTCCAACGACAACATAAGGTTGACTTATCTTTAGAAACCTGCAAAGATTGTCAAGGTACTCTATGGAAAATAAAATACAACATACAGTAGAAAGAGATAATAGTGGGAAATAACTGGGTACAGCGAGACAAGAAACGTAATAAAAGGAATACACTAAAGCAAATGAATTCCTTTCGTGAGTATGAAGAACCAGAAGATGAGCAAGGTAAAGAGCGTTCTCGTAAGAGAAAGTTATATAAAAAGATAGAGGATGAGATTTTAAATGTCTTTAACAAATCGGATTAAAAGTTTCTTATGCTCTAGGTTTGGTATCAGGACTCCACAATGTTTATCGAGACAGCGTACTTTTTATTTAGTGACTGGTAAAGAATCTTTGTTAGAATGTAAAACCTGCACACGAAAGATTAAATTGGTATGACCACTGACAAACCTGAAACAAAAATACTATTTCTAACTAAAGCAGAAGCATTATATTTAGATGATGCTATAACAGTGCTTACCATTCCCGATAAGGACATGCCTCCATACATGATTCCCCTAATGGGAATGAGACCCGTAGCCCCTTCTGCTATGTTAGCTGTTCCACCTGATTTAGTTGAACGTATTGGAATGGCGGTATTGCTAACAACAACAGAGAATGGTCTTACTGAAGCGGCATTAGAAGTAGAGATTCAAGAACTATATTTTCTTAGAGAAGCAGCCCAATCGACAATCAAGTTTCTCGATGAGGCGGTAGGATATAATTTGAAACGAAAGATTTATATGGCACTCTTAGAAGATGAGTATAAAGATTCATTACAGTTTGCTAAACTAATGAAAGATATGGAAACAGATTCCGTAACAGCGAGGAATGAAGCTAAGACAAACTTTAGCAAATAATTATGTTGACTGCATTAGTAATTTGTTCTTTTGGTTTACTTATTGGAACGGGAGTGTTACTCTATCTTAACTGGCGTATCTTGCAAGTGACTCGCTGTCTTTTAGCTGAGACAATAACCATTCGTAAAGATACAAAAGTTATCCGAAAAGACACACGACGAGTAGCAGATAGTTTTGATATTCAAGTATAATATTTTGTAGCGACAGAAAGCTGCCTGATTTGCATGTTACCTTTAGGAACTAAGCAAACGAGAATAATCCTTACAGGACTAATGGCAGACACGGAAGTTGTGGGTTCGGCTTCCTCTGATGGAACACCTAGTTGTCAGGAGGAATGGAATGAAGAACCCAATACAATCGCTAATCCGTTGGTTCAAATTAGAAGCTGAATTAGTTGACGCAGAACAAAAACACTGGTACTCTTATAGAGGGTAGGTTGAAAGCCCCCAACAATTTAATACTGTATGACCCGTCGGTACGATGGGTGGTAAGGGTTACTTACTTGGCGGACGGTGTACCCCGACCGCTTCGGTGAAAGAGTAGCTAAAGGATATTGCCTGTGCATGAGTGCATATTCTGACAGGAGCGTGATGGAGCAGGGTGGGAATCCTGCCATGCAGTATATATATTAGAGGAGATTAGTGAGAACTCAATACGAAACACCTAATGATATTAGGAACGAAAAGATAGCTTTAGATATTTTATTGGACTATCTAGGAACAGGGTATTCATGGGATAAAGGTGGGAAGCGTAAAGGATTAGATGCAACTTTATATAAAGATTCAAAACCATACTGTTTGATTGAGGTAAAGACACGAAACCCTAAGTTCTTTAGACTAGCACAAACAGACGGGTATCTAATTGCTAAACAGAAATGGAATAAACTACTTGCACTAGACGCTCGATTAGTAGTATACTGGTTAGGGAACGATGTATATGCTCTACGTCCCTCTAAAATAAAAGATGTTATCTTCAAGCAAGGGGGGCGCACGAAGCAAACAAGGGATAGATGGGATGTAGAACAGGTAGCCATGATTCCGTGGGAGCATTTCAAGTTCATCGGGAAGAAGGAGTAGGAATGAATAGCGCAGAGTTACAAGTATTGATACAATACTTAGAAGCGATTAGACTGGAACAGAAAAAGGCATCTGATATTATTACAGGGGTTGGAGTATTATTTCTAATCTTTGCGTGTCTTTTATTATTCTGGAAGAAATGGTAGGAATAGAATGACATTACTAGGACAGGTAGACACAGGCTACACAACAACGCCGTGGTATGTAACGTGGTGCGAACTATATGATGAGATTCATATACAGTCTGCACCGGAAGATTCAGACAACCATGTGCTTACGATGTCGTACAGGCACTCAAGCAGTTGCCCTGCTCACCCTGATTACAAATCCAATGCTCAGTGTGACCCCACAGAATGTGTAGGGTTGCGTGAAGCCATGTCTAATGCTAAACTGATTGTAGAGTCTGTCAATGAGAAAACCTTTGGCGGGCAACTGTTAGTGAACCAAACCTTATTTGATGAAGTAGGAGTCTAGGAATGGCTGATTGGGAAATTAGAAAGAAAGTAGCACGTATGGCTCTAGGTTGGGATAACTATGAATTAGTCAAGGGTAAGGCAGAAGTATTCCCTACTAAGGAATCAAAGGACTACGTTGATAAACTAGCGGGATTCCATAAAGATGTTATGAAGTTCTTCCGTAACCTTGACATATATGAAAATGGTGATAGACTTGCACAAGCAGAGCAGCTAGTCAACCTGATAAAACAGGGTGAAGCAATAGAGGATTATGATTGATGGCTAGAATTATTATCAATGTCCCCACCAACGAGGGTGACGCACAGGAAATCGTCAACATGATTGAGGGATGGGTTGAACCGTACCTTGAACAAGACTTAGGTTGGGGTGAA